GCCGTTCGAACCAGCTACTGCACCGGCCTTGATCTTTCGACCCCTCGCTATAATCCAGCGCCACTCACCTGTAAGCGGATCGTAAGATAGAAGCTCTTTAAGACGCTCTTGAGTAAGCATGACTCTCCTCGTGAAAAGAAAAAAAAGGGGAGTAAGCGACACCCAAAGGGCTGCTTACTCCCCACACACAGAGAAAGGAGACACGACATGAGACCAAACGGGGCCACGTCATGAGATTACAGGTCAGGCGCGCATAAGTCAATAGTGCCTTACGCCGCGGCTGTCAATTCATTCACGCGACGTAACTGCTCGGGCGTTAGCTGTTCAATTCGACGCCTTCTCTTCTAGGTCTTCTATAGTATCACGAAACCCTGAAAACCTAGGATGTCTTAACGATCCCGACTCCTTTATTATTTCGTGATACTCAACCTCAATTATTTTTCCTATAATATCAGTGCGCTCGGCCCAAATCTCGGCGCGCTGCTCGTCGGTGAAGCCGCCGCCGACACGCACCTGAACGCCGGCGCGCTCAACGATTAGACCACCGAGCTGACCCTCATACTTGCCGGTGCCCTCGAAGGCGCTGACGACGCGCAGATTTTCGGAACTTTCATTCTTACATTTCAGCCAGGCGTGCGAGCGTGTCTTGACATAGAGTCCATCGAGCGGCTTGACCATCGCGCCCTCGAAGCCATCAGCGCGATGCGCTGCGTAGATTGCGGCAATCTCGTCATGCGAGTGCGCCGTCTGAAAGAAGGTCGTCTTGATTGGATCACTCGGTTTGGCGAAGCTGGCGACGAACTCCAGAAAATTACGCCGGCGCTTGTAGATCATTCCGAACGGCGTCGGTTCGCCGACAATTTTATCGTAAGGCAGCGCCTCGAACATATGCAGCACCGCGTCGGTAGCCACCTCCGACTTACGCCGCACGGCGCCGGTGGTCTCATTGAACGAACCGGCGATAGCTTCGGCATCGATCACCAGACGCGGGCTGTCACCGCCCAGCAGATTCCGATAGAGCTTCGCCAGCTCGCGCTGATTCGAATCGCGCGTGTCGCTCGCTATAATGAAATTCGCGGCTTGCCAGGCTCTCGTCACCATTCGATAGACCGGCTCGGCTAGATGATCGAGCGCAGGGAATGGCTTGCCGGTGCGCGAGAAGAAGCGGGCGTCGTTGCCGCGGATCAGACCCATTACCCGCAGACCATCGAGCTTCGGCTCGACGCCGACCGGGAATGTCTTGATGCGCTTCTCCTCGTATTTGTGCGCCAGCATGACGCCGAACAGCGGCACCGTGCCAGGCGCCACCTTGTTGATCGTCGTCGCGGTGATGCCGCAGCGCAGGTCTTTGTTGAGGATTCGCTCGAACAGAACGGCGGATTTAGGCGTCAGACACGCCATCATATCCTTCACTTCGTCACGCGCGGCGTTGCCGGTCAGCGTTCGTGCGCGCAGCTTTTCAAGCAGCGACCAGGTTAAGACCTCATCGAACTCGCAGCCCACTTCGCGCGCAAGGCGCTTCGGCGGCGTGATGCCAAAAGTTATAAGCGGATCATTTGCGTAGCGCAGCACCTCGATCAGCGTCTCGTCGTTGATCGCCACCTCCAGCAGCTTCTCTTTCTCGTTGCGGCCGCTCACCGCGCCGATAGCTTCGATCAGGTCGTAGATTTGATCCGTGTTCACGCGGCTTTCTCCTGTGTTGCGATGCTGATGGCCGCGGACATATCGCCGGCGATTGCCGCGGAGGTGGTGTCTATGGGCGCGCCGGCGGTCCCCTCTTCGGCGATCTCGGCCAGCTTCTGGCGCCGCTTACTAGGCTTCTCGTGGTCGCGCGGTTGAGCCTCGATCACATCGTCCAGCTCGACCAGTTTTCCGTCGCGATCAGCCTTGCCCTTCAGCGGCGCGTTGAACACGCTGACCGCCATAATCGCGGCGCGCTCGGCGTCGGACACGTCATATCTGTCCATCGTCTGCGGCATCACTGAGACATTGCGAATGCGCTTGAGATGATCCTCCTTGAGCGCGCCATGCACCGGCGTCGCCGAGAAGTAAGGATCTGAACCGTGTCGATTAATATCGTTCATTATCGGAATAATCGGGCACTTGCCGCCGGTCAGGCAGGCTTGACAGCCCTTGCGCGCCTCGGGCTTCTTACCACTCCACATCACCGTCTTTAGATGCAGACATACCCGTATCTCAGTCTTAGACCCGAAGATCGGGCAAGAAAAACTGAAGAGGTTGTCGGGTGAGTAGGTCTTAACCTTATCCATCGTGATGTCGGCCATTAAAATAATCCCCAGCTCGGATCATCCATAGGATTGATCTTCGATTTCTGTGTGTTTGGTGTATCTTCAAGCGCCGAAAGATCGGGAAGCGCGGCGAAAACATCCTGTTCAGTAAGCAAGAAGAATGGTGCCGTTTTAGTAGCGTCGCCGGTGTGACGAAAGCTCTCGCGCGTCAGTTTGAATTGCATCGTCTCGATCCTTTCAGCGCTGTGTGTCGCTGCTTGTGTTCTCTCTTATAACGACTCAAAGACGGTTAGCAAGTCAGAACTGATTGGTATCAGCGGCGTCGATAAGGATTATGAAGTCGCCATTTTACAGCGATCGATGCGGACAACGGCGTGGCTTTCCAATAGGCTTCGCGCACCTGCGCCGCGGTGATCTCGTTAGGATCGCGACCCGCCGGCAGCAGCGCGATCTTCACCGCGAGCCCTAACCGATGCAGCCGCTCGGCCGCTTCAAGCGCCGCCAGTAGCGCCTTCTCCTCGCCGTCATAGCAGATCGTGACCAGCTTCAAGCCCTCGCGCTTCAATTGAACGAAGCGCCCTAGCTGATCATTGCCGTCTGACGAACCGTATGAGAGATTCTTGCCGAAGGTGCCGACTGGCTCGACGTGACGCAGCGACGGCTCCTCGTCGAAGGCGATCTTCATCGCCGCAACGTCGAAGAAGCCTTCTCCGATCGCCACCTCGCGCCGACGAAGCGCGTTCTGACCATTCAGCAGGAAGCGCCCGGTGCCTGGCAGTCCGGAGGGAAACAGATATTTGCGCTCGGCGACGCCAACGATGTCCCTACCCTGAAAGGTCTGAAACACGCCGTCGAGATCATAGACTGGCACCAGCACGCGCCCATCGAACTTCTGACCGCCCTTGGTGCCGTCGGGCCGGGTGAAGTTCCACCAGCCGCTGTCGCAAAAGCGCAGATGGAAATATTTCGCCCACTCGGCGGTGATGCCGCGGCCCTCCAGATATTGTAGGTTCTGACCTTCTGGCGTCGGCAGCGCGAACGAGTTTGGCATCACCGCCGTCTCCAGCTCGACCGCGACCTCGATGCGCTTGCGCGGGCGCCAGCCCTGCTCCTTGCAGGCTTCGCGAATGCGCTTGAAGGTGTCGGCCCAGCTTAGATCGAGCGACGCCTTGACGAACTTCGCCTTGTTGAACCCTTCATCACAAGCGAAGCAGTTGCCGATACCGTTCTCCTCGTTGAGATAGACCTTGCTGCGCCGGTCGCCGCAGTGCGGGCAGACCTTCAGATTGAGTTGCGCACCCGAGCGCCCGCGCGTCTCGGTGAATGACAGACCCTCGCCCTCGATCCACTGCTTCAGATCGAAGGTGGTCATTATCTCCAGATTGTCGGCACGGCTCATATAACGCTCGCGTAGGTTCTGCGCGCCCACACCGCTCGGATTCGATCCACCTTCACGCCGTAGAAATCCGCGAGAATTTGAGCGTGCGTCGAGCGCTGGCTGCGAATCTCACGCACCTGCTCGGCGTTCAGTTGTGCGTTTCCAGTGTTGACGCCGCCGAATGTGCCGTGCGCTATCGCATCTTCGACATTCTGTTTGCGCGTGCCGTAACAGAGATTATAAAGCGCCGGATTCGATCTGACGCCATCTCCATGTCGCACCTCCTCGCCGGGTGGCGGCGGGCCAATAAACGCCTCCGCGACCAGCGTATGAACCGTTCTCATAATTACCTTTCCATTCTTGGAAAGATTTACAACCGGATAACCTTTATTATTCGGTGATGGTTTAAGAATACGCTCCGCTACAGGCGCAGTATAATCTCCAAGTAACTTGCGTCGTTTTATAATAGTTCTCGCTAGTGACTTGACGCGCCCCATATTTGAAACCTGATATAATCCTTCGTAATCTCCAATATCTTTCCAAATCTCCATTATTCTCTTCCTAGAATTTTAGAAATAAATTTCATGCACCCGCGTGACTGTTTAATTCTAAGACTAAACTCACTCTCTCCATTACGAGATAAAGCAAAGAATAGTCTAGCTTCACCAGCCGCCTTCTCCGCTTCACTTGCGTTAATTGATAACATTAAATCAACAGTTCTGGATTTATTTATGTCCTCACTGACATCATTACCGCCTGCGGTCATCTTCATAGCGCCCGCCCTATTCGTCTGCGTCGCGGTCAGCACGGCGCAGTTGTATTCGTAGGCGATTGCACGCAAATCGATATAAATCGAACGGAGATTGTCGATGTTGCTGTCCGAGCGAAACTCAGGCGCGCAGATGTCGGCGTAATCGACCACCAGCAGATCGATGATGATGCCCTTGGCGCGCTGTCTCTCCATGAAGCGACGGATCATCGACGGCTTCAGCGTGCCGGAGGCGTAGTCCTTGATGATGAAATTTCCGGCGCCGGCGTGTAGCTTCTTGACGGCTTCCTCGACAGCGAAGGCGTTCTCGTCGAGTTTCTTCATCAATATTTCGGAGACGTTGGCGTCAATGCGCTCCTCGATAATCTCCGAGGCGACCTCACACGATAGTAGACCCACGTCATAGCCGGCCATCGAGGCGTTCTTGGCGAAATCGCCGAGC